GCCGTAAAGTACACGCCACAGGTTACTTTAAACAATCTAACTGATTACTATTGGCGGGTACGGGCGAAAGACCCTTCCGGTTCTGGTATTTATGGTGCATGGAGTTCGACAAATAAGTTTACCACGGTTGCACTCACGATGCATGCGACAATCGATTGTCCAGCTTCAGTTTCGGGTGCTTTAGTTGCTAAAGGTAAATTATACGGTACATCCAATGGCATAGCAACTGATTCGGGAATACTTGTAGCCAAGGGAAAATTGTATGGAGCATCCAATGGTGTTGGTTCAAATTCAGGGGCATTACTTGGAAAATCAAGGTTAACAGGTCAGTCAAATGGCGTTGGTTCTATTGGTGCTGATTTAAAAGGAAAAGGCAAGTTATATGGTGCCAGCACAGGAGTAGGAGGTTGCTCTGCTACATTGGTGGCTGATGGCAAACTTTATGGTTCCACCAATGGAGTATCATCCAATTCAGGAGTCTTAATAGCCAAAGGAATATTATTAGGTGCAAGCATCGGCAATAGTTCAATCACAGGTGCTATGTTACCCAAAGGGAAACTGATTGGTAGCACAATAGGAGTAGCATCAGTTGAAGGATTATTGAAGGCAAAAGGTATTTTATCAGGTTCTTTGAATGGAGTAGCAACAGATTCTGGTGTTCTTAAAGGCAAAGGGGTTCTTGTAGGAGTAACAAACGGGAATAGTTCTTTATCCGGTGTCAGTATTGGTCGTGGTATTATTATTGGTGTAGTTGATGGAAATGCAACAACAAGCGGTAGTATTAGAGCAAAAGGTATCCTACTGGGTTTATCATCTGATATAGCTACACTTGAAGGTTTATTAAAAGGAAAAGGAAAGTTAGCAGGTCAATCAGATGGAAGTACTGAATTAACTTGTCTTTGGACTTCTGGAGGAACATTAGTATCATCCATTAATACAAGTTCATCGGTTAGTGGAACATTACAAGCAAAAGGAATACTTTCAGGGGTATTATCAGGGATTGGTTCTTTAGCAGGGGTTCTATCGGGTTCTGGTCAATTAGTAGGGATTGTAAACGGGAATAGTTCTGTAGGTGGTAGTTTATTAGCTGAAGGAACTTTACAAGGAAATAGTGTAGGATTATCCAGTGTATCAGGTATATTAGTAGGAAAAGGCAAACTGATCGGTCAGAGCAATGGTGCAAGTGATGTCACCGGATATTTGCCGACTATTGAGAGTTCCTATCCAATAATAGGCTCTTCCAATTCTGTAACTACTGTTTCAGGTATTCTTGTTGCAAAAGGAAAACTGATTGGTCTTTCAGCGAGTGCAGGTATCGTTGGTGGTACATTAGGTGGTAAGGCTGATCTACAAGGAGCAAGTGTAGGATATTCTGAAATAACAGCAACATTAAAAGGGAAAGGCACATTAGCAGGTCAAAGTGAGGGTTTAACAACTTTAGAAAGTTTACTTGTTCTTAATTATATTGCCTATTGGGATACGGATCATTGGGCAGTTGCAAAAATAACATATCGGTCAGGGTCGTCATTTATTTCCGATCCAGTGAAGGTTTATGCAGAAGATGAATGGCAAGATGTTTAAAATAAATTAATACTCAAATATCATGGCAGTACGGGTAACGGCAAAAGAAGTAAAACAAATTTTAGATGATAGTGCTTTGGCAGAATCTGTCATAAATACTTTCATCACCAGTGCTAATACTTTGGTAAATCAAGCATTGGGAACTGGAACTACTGATATTTTGAAAGAGGTGGAACGGTGGTTGACAGCACATATGATAGCTTCCACAAGAGAACGTCAGGCAAAGAAGGAAGAAGCTGGCGGGGCAAAGATTGAATATACAGGAGTCTATATGGCAGGATTACATTCCACGTCTTATGGACAAATGGTACTCACAATGGACTTGTCAGGGAAATTAGCATCTTTGATGGGAAAAGCTGTTAAAATTTATGCAATACCTTCATTCGACTAAAAATGAGCATAACTAATTTCATCAAACGTGTAGCGGTCCAAACTGCAGTTTATTGGGGAAGTCCCATAAATGATGGTTATGGAGGCAAAACATTTGCTTCTCCTGTAGAAATCAAATGTCGTTGGGAAGATAAAGTGAGGTTATTAATATCAGCAGATGGTTCTGAAACAAAATCAAAAGCAACGGTATTAGTTACTCAGGAATTGGATGATGAGGGTTATTTATACTTAGGAACATTGGATGATTTGGATGAGATTAGTCAAGATTCGGATTTTGCATACAATCCCAAAAATATAGTACATGCTTATGAGATTGTAGCAAAAGACAGAATACCAATGTTTAGGTCAACAACCGTATTTGTAAATACAGTTTATTTAGGATTTAGAAACGTATAAGTCATGCAAAGAACAAGACCATTAATGGCAGCGAATAGAACTAAGTTTGGTATGGGAAATAATACCAAAGCCTGGAATATTTCTGGTTTTCATGAGATTATACAAAATCTAAATGTACAATGTCTTGCGATAACTGGAGGTGGTAAAGAAGGGTGGTTGCATGTAGCGAAACATATTCGTAGGGATATGGAAGTCAATCAACCATATATCCCTATTGATAAAGGTAATTTAATAGCAACGTGGCAAGCATCCCCATTAACTGAGGGAACAAAACATGGTGTAAGGATGGGATTCAGTGCTAACTACGCTCTTTGGGTTCATGAAATGTTAGGGGACGTAAAATGGTCTCGACCAGGTTCAGGACCAAAGTTTTTACAAAAAGCAATTGAAAGAAACCATGAACAAATATTATCAATACTTGCCGAAAAAATGAGAGTCAAATGAATGCAATGTCAGTTGATATAGTAACTTTGTTGGAAGATGAAAGTAATCTTGGATTAATTTTTGCTTCTAATCTTTTTATTGGAAGAGAACCAACGAGTCCAAGTAATTCAGTGACCATATTTGATACAACAGGTATGCCCCCACAACTTACTTTGGATATACAAGGATATGAATACCCATCAGTACAGATAAGAGTACGTGCTACTAATTATGTTGCGGGATGGGAATTAATAGAGAGCATTAAATTAGTATTACATGGAAAGGCTCAAACCGTTGTAGGTGATACTCTTTATTCTGCGATCTATTGTGCTTCTGGACCAGCCTTTTTAGACTGGGATGATAATAGCCGGGCAAGGTTAATTATTAACATAAATGCCGCAAGGCGAGATAACACTTAAAAAAGTTATATTATGAGTCAAGCGATTAGTGGTGTTGGAACAGCGTTTCATCGGTGGAATGGGTCTCATTGGGATGCCATTGCTGAAATTACTTCCATCAAAGGACCAGGGGTAAAGCGGGATCAGATTGAAGTCACAAATTTGGATTCAACTGGTGGATACAAAGAGTTCATCGCAGGGTTCCGGGAATCCGGTACAATTTCCCTGAGCATGAATTTTATTCGTAACAATTATGATTTATTACTTGCAGATTTTGAAACTGATGTTGCAGGTAATTACGAAATCATTTTGGGGGACGCTGTACATACTTCATTTGAATTTGAAGGTTTGGTAACAGAGCTTCCATTGAACATTTCTGCAAAGGATGCTATTACAATGGATGTAACTATTTTGGTCACTGGAAAGATTCTTATCAATTCAGGGGTCAATTCTGGTAGTCCTTCAGCTTAAGAGTAAATATGACTAATCATGTCTTTTTATAATAACAAATACAAAAGTAAACAAAGTTAATCATGACAGCAAAATTATTAGATCGCAAAGCTCTTCTACAAAAAGAGGAACTTCAAGTAGTAAAAGTTGATTTAGGTAAAGACGAATTTGTATATGTTCGTCAAATGACCGGACGTGAAAGGGATACGTTTGAACAGTCCCTGGTCAAAGAAGTAAAAGACAAAGAAGGTCAAGTGGTAAGCTATGATCGTTCCTTAACTGATTTTAGGGCAAAATTAGCAGTATGTACCCTATCCAATGAAAAAGGGGAATCCCTATTGGAACCTGGAGATTATGAACTACTTTCCATGAGTATGTCTGCTGCCCGTTTGGAAAAGATTGTTAATGAAGCACAAAAGATAAACAAAATATCAGAGGAAGATAAGGAGGCATTAACAAAAAACTCCGTAGGCGGTCCAGCCGCCAGTTCGCCTTCAGGCTCTGCCTCGAATTAGGATTTGCCCACCCTGATCACTTGCTGAGTCAGATTACTTCGGCTCAGTTAAGTGAATGGGAAGCATATGATAGATTAGACCCGATTGGTTCATGGAGGCAAGATTTCAATCATGCCTCACTGATTTCAAAGATTACAAATATAGCAAATGCTATTTATTGTGAAAAAGATAAAAAACCAGTAGTAACAAATGCTGGTGATTTTATGCCAATCTGGGACAAAGAAGAAAGAAAGCGGTTGGAGATTAAACGAGAAAAAGAACAAGTAGAAATACAGAGTGCAGAGGATATGAAAAGTTTCTTGATGTCCTTTACGAAAGTTCATAATGAAAGAATAGAACGAAAAAGTATTCCACCAATAAGAAGAAAGCCATGACAGCAGGAGGATTTTTAGGTGAATTATGGATAACGATGGGTGTAGATACATCGGGATTGGCTATTGCCAACGTTTCTGTAAAAAATATGCAACGTGTCACTGAGGGAGCATATGCAAAAATTACGACTGCTGCCAATGCTTCCAGTGCTTCTCAAACTGCGGCTGCTGAAAGAAATGCTATTGCTCAGATGGCATTGGATGACAGGTTAATGTTAAAGAGAATTAAAGCAGTAAATGCAAGAGAAGCAGCGGAAAGGAAAGCAGCTGCTGTTGTTATTGCCCAAGCTGAGAAAGTTGCTGCTACGCAAGCTGTATTAGCAGCTAAAGAAATAGTAAGGGCAGAGAAAGTTGCTGCTGCTCGAATTGCTGCTGCTGAAAGAGCTGCTGCTTTAGAAGCTGGGGCTTTTGCAAAATCAGTTGCCTTGATGAATAGTGGTATCAATCGTTTGTCTTTAGCTTTTACTCGTTTCGGACAATCTATGTCGATGTATTTAACAGCTCCAGTATTATTAATAGGGGCGGCAGTTGTAAAGACAGTTTCTGAATTCGATTTCTTACAAAAGAAGATTGTCGCTTTTACAAGTACGACACAGGATCAAATGAATGCGTGGATTCCAGAGATTAAAAGAATATCAGATGAAACACACATAAGTTCCAAAGAAATTGCAGAATCATTTTATTTTGTAGCCAACTCAGCCGTACCAGCGGCAACTACTTTAAAAATTGTAGAATATTCCGCAAAAGCAGCTGCAGCTGGGATGGGTTCTGCAGCTGATATAGGAAAAGCATTAACATTTGTTTTTAATGCTTATGGGGAATCGGCTTTTGATGCTGCAAAAACTATGGATATGTTAGCGATAGCTATCAGAGAAGGAATTATTGAAATAGATCAAATAGTACCGGTAATTGGTCCTGTCTTACCCGCAGCAGCAGCATTAGGTGTTTCATTTGATCAAGTTGCTTCTGCAATAGCTGTAATGACAAGAACTGGATTTAATGCTGCAAGATCAGCAACAGGATTTGGACAAATGTTATTTGCTCTTCAGAAACCGTCCAAAGGTGCTGAAGAGGCACTAAATGCTGTAGGAGGGGAGATGAAAGTTTTAGGATCGGCTTTTTTAGAAATGCGTACCATAATTAGAGAACAAGGTTTGATTGCCGGATTAGTAAAAATTAAAGAACTTGTTGCTACGTATGGTGAAACATTGGTAGGAAAAGTATTTGGTAATATCAGAGCATTTAGAGAAGTCTTGGGTTTGATTGGTCCACAATTTGTAGAAAATGAAAAAGTATTTAAAAAAGCAGCTACTGAAAGTGGGGCTTTTGCCAGAGCATGGGCTATTTCTACACAATCAGTAAAGTTTTCTTTGCAAGGTGTGAAAGTAGCTTTCCAGAATATTTTATTATCCATTGGAGGGCAAGGTGGTGGTTTGATTGTTTTCTTTGATGATTTAAGTCGTAAATTGAATGCGGTTGCTGGATGGTTTAAAAATTTAACACCAGCTGTACAACAACATTATATTCATATGGCGTTATATGCTGCCATGATTGGTCCAGTGATTATTCTGTTAGGCAATTTAATTAGAGTAATAGGGGGATTGGTCAGTGCTGTATTATGGCTTTTTACTCCTTGGACTACACTTATCAAAATTTGGGGGTGGGCTGCTATAGCTATAAAAAGCGTATCCAATGTTTATTTGTCTATGATGGCTGTAATGGGTATTAATCCTTGGATTGGTGCTGCGATAGCGATTGTTGCAGTAACTGCTGCCCTTGTTGCTTATTTTAGTATGCAAGAAAAAGTATCGAAAGCACAGAAAGCAGTAAATGATGTGAATGCAACTGCTGCCTCATCTATAGTAAATGAAAAAGTTCAAATTGAACAATTGATGAGGATTCTTAAAAGTGAAAACACTACCAAAGAACAAAAGTTAATAGCTATTAAGAAATTAAATGCAATATCACCAGAATATTTATCAAGCATTACACAAGAAAGTATAAATACAGGGGAAGCTACGGATGCTATAAATAAATATATCAAAGCATTAGGGGACAAAGCAAGAGCTAAAGCCATTGAGGCAAAAATGGTGGAAACGGAGCAAACTTATGTTACTGATGTAATGAGTGGTGCTGATAAAAAACTTTCTTTTCTTCAAAAAATGGAGTATTCAATGTACTGGAAGAATATTTTAAAAGCAAGAGTAGATTATGATAATGCAGAAAAATTAGGTAATGAAAACGCAAAAGAGGCTTTAAGACTTAAGGATGAAACAATGGGCAAATTGCAAAAAATGGCCGATGCTTTAAGTGGCGTTGCAAAAGCTCAAAAAGAAGTTAATGAAGCTACTGCTGCTGCTAAAATCCCTTATACATCATTAAATATACCGGAGGGAATGTTTGGTTCAAAATATACAAAACCTTATGAAATATCCCATAATAATCCAGGAAATATTGAAAGAGGTAAAAATAAATGGGCAGGTGAAATATTAGACAGTACAGGTAGGTTTGCTACATTTCAGGATATGGGTTATGGTTTTGCAGCTCAATTTAAACTTTTAAGAACATACATTGAAAAATATAACAAAGATACATTAACAAAGATAATAGAAAGATGGGCTCCTTCAAATGAAAATGATACTGCAAAATATATAAAAGATGTAGCAGGATGGTCTGGATTAAATCCAACGGAAAAGATTGATCCTAATAATCAGGAGCAAATGCTCAAATTAGTGTTGGGTATGTTTAGGAAAGAGGAAGGTATGTTAGCCAATAAAACTGATATATTGGCAGGATGGGATATTTATACAACAGGGAAAACGCAAAGAGAGGCAAGTAATTTCCGACCTGGATTTTTCAAAGAAGCAGTTTCAGGGAAATCAAATACTCCATTAATGATGCAAGGGGTTCCGAGTTATGTAAGCAGTAGCAGTGGTGGTAGTACTGCTACGGAAGCTCAAAAGTTAGCTTTATTGAATACAGCAATAGGGGATTATGAGGATGAACAAAAGCGTTTAAAAGCATTGGAAGATGCCCTTGATAAATACACAGAATCCCTGCAATCCATCGGAGTTAAAGTAGGATTGTTCACAAATGAAACTCGTAAATTTGGTGAGGAATTAAAACTTTCTTTTGACTTTGTAGGTGCTGATTTATCTGCTAAACAAACATATTTTGATATTCTTACTGAAAAAGGGGAAGGAGCTACTGATGCTGTAAAGAAACTTGCTAAGGAAATTACGGAATTAAAGAAACGTACAGAGTATCAGGATACCAAAACAACGTTAATGTCAGCAAAAGGTTCAGCTGGAACCTATGTGAATGATAAGACTAATGGATTTAATATGGTTGATCTTGGCTATTCCGTTCAAGAATTAGATGGACAATTTTTGCAATTAGGAAAAGTAGCAATTGGTACAATAAGACAAATTAAAGATGAATTAAAAACATCCAATGGTGGATTTTCAGTAATGATTAGGGAAGCTGCTGATTATGCAGAATATTTGCAAGAAATTAAAGATTTGGTGAAGGAGTATTATGCTTCTTTGGATGAAAATCAGACAAAAGCAATTTCCAATCTTAGGGGAGGTAATAGTGGAAAGATGAATCCTTGGAAATTACAAATGGATGATTTAAAATCTTATTTGAATTTCCAAAAACAAGCAGAAAAATTGGCAATAAAACATGAGGATTTAGAAGGTTTCCTTGATGCGGCAAATAATGTAGATATTCTTACAAAGCGTATTGAAAGAGTAACAAAATTTGAAAAGTTTAATGTAATATTTGGACAAATTGGACAAGGAATAAATAATATACTTGGGGAATATGTAAATATGATAGATGCTAAGAAGCAAACTGCTTATGATTCCATAGATTCCATTGCCAAATATGAAGGACGTAGTGCTGAGTGGATAGCTAAGAAAAGGGAACAAATTGATGCCGAATACGGGAGAAAGAAAAAAGCAGCAGCAATAGCTGAAGCCACTATAAATATGTTCATCGGAATTTCCTCTGCTTTGAAAACCCCGTGGATGATCCCATTTATAGCAGCATTGGGGATAATGCAAATTGCTAATATTAGGAAAACCAAAATGGCAGAGGGCGGTATTGTTCCAGGTGGTTATAACAATGACACTTATCCTGCTTTATTGAGTTCAGGGGAAACAGTAATCCCAGCATCACCAAATAAACTTTCATTTGGATCAAGAAAACAAACAATCCATTTAACTGGAAGACTTGTTGCTGAGGGAAGGGATTTAGTTTATGCTATAGATAAAGAAGTTACATTAATGCAAAGTTATTAATTATGGCAACGCCACCGACATACGGAGTTAAGTATCAAGCTGGATGGATTTCTCGTGACGATAGTTTGCAGGGATGGCTCATCATAGACAAGTTGGACTATGTTGGTCCAGCTACTGATATGGTTCTATCATATGATAGTATTCGTATTAGGTATGCCTTTGAAAATTGGAATAGTCCAATCATAGGTATGCAATGTGAATTTTCTATTGAGAACAACAAAGCAGACTTCTTTGAATTGTTTCCTTTGCTGAAAGCTGCGGAACAAGAGTATCGTGTACGGGTTGCAGTTATCAGCCCTACCCAGTATCAATTGTTTGAAGGGTTTCTGAACATAGCAACCACCACACATAAGTATTTACGTTATCAAAATATCAAGTTGTCAGCAAGTTGTTATTTCAATAAACTTGCTAATATGCATCCTGCATCTATTGATATTTTGCAGAATATGAATTATATAACCATTATACAAGAACTGTTTCAAGATATTGGTTATTATCATCATTTCAAAGTAAATTGTTCTTTATTTGCTGAAGGGGATACTTTGGAATCAGGACAAACCTTATTTTCCAAGAATGGGTTCAATACGGAATTATTTTGGGTTGATGATGTAGAAAAAACAAGTAGTCTGGATATTCTGAAAGCAATACTTACTACCTTTGATGCTTACATTTATTGGTGGAGAGGTTGTTGGTATATTGAACGATACGAGGATTTTTGGAGTGAAACTAAGAATTATGTCGATTATATAGCAACAGTAGGTACTTATTCTGATACGAATTCAGCGGGGTCGGTTGTTCAAGAAGTATCAGAAATCGTGGATGTTCATGATTTAGTATTTACTGATCAATCACAAGCAATTGAAGTAAATCCTGGTTACAATAAGATTCAAATTAATCTGCAAGACAAACGATTAACAAACTTAATAAAACCTGATTTAACAAACATTGCAATAAGAACTACTGGTGATCCTAATCCTGGAAATAGAATGTGGGAAGAATGGAGTGCTGCGGATATTTCTTGGATTCATCCGGGGGAAGTGAAAAATACAATTAAAAATTCAATTCAAAGATTAGTTTCTATTCCATTAACATCAGAAACAAGCAAAGGAATTTACACACGATTTAGAACTACCATTGAAAATGAGGATAATCAAATCAATGTAAAATTTAAGTATATTGTAAATAATACTTCCATTTTGAATTGGAGTGGTTCTTGGAAAGATTATAAGTTCTTATTTCATTGGTCGTTGAGGGTACTTCCTTTACAAAATTATATATTTAATGCTTCTGATAAATGGAGCATGACTGTAGGTACTGCACAACACTACTTACAGGAAGTGCCTATGGATGGGAGTTCTTTTGATTCGGTGAATAGCAGTTGTGAAGTTTCATTTTCTATTCCCTTGGGGATGGTAGAAATTATAGAAAACAGTTTATCACAAGGAAAATTAACTGGGGATGTTGATTTAATTTTGGGGATTGGAATTGAGACTATTGCTGTAAATGAGTATGAATTTACTTCTCCTACCCAAGCATGGATTGGTGATATAGAAATTACGTCTACAGGAACAACTCAAAACAATGTTATCACGGGAACAGTAAGTACAAAGTATTTAAACAAAAAGGATATTTCATTGATGTTATATGACTGCGAATCTTACAATTATAATAATGCCATATTACGAGGTGCTTCGTTGGAAATTCGTACAGAACGTTGGGGAACAGGTGCTCCAACAATAAATATAGTGGAAAAAGGAGTTTGTTGGCAAGTTACGGCAAACCCAGTAATTACTACCGATCCGAGAACGAATGACGGAACGGGTATTGCCGCCTTTACAAGCGTCTTGTTTGGGCTTCATCATGGTACTACTTACTACGTACGCTCTTATTATAAAGATGCGGCAGGAACGGTTGTTTACGGTAATCAAAGAACCTTCCAAACTTTAGCTCTTTCTATAGGAACTCCATATCGGGGAGGGTTAATTGGTTATATTTTTGTTCCTGATGACAATAAGTATGGTGGTGATTATTATATTCCAGGAGAAACACACGGGATCATCATTGGCTTACAGGATTTAGGAACTAATATTTGGTGCAGGTTAAGTGATACACCAAGAACTTGCGGGGCAACTTCTACTGGTGATTTTGAAGGTGCTTATAATACCAGTTTAATGTTAGCAGAAACGAACAATATTGCTAAGTATGCTGTTAGTCATATCAAAGCTGCTAATACTGCTGTGATGAATGGGCATGCTGATTGGTTTTTGCCCGATATTAATGATCTTACAAAACTGTTTGAAAATAAACATCTTATTCCTGGAAGATATGCCCAAGCAGGGTATTGGTCATCCACGGAAAGTGCTCGTGATAGCAGATGGCGATTTGCTTTTGCCGCAGATTTTGGAAGAAGTTCGTTGCCAAGTGATAGTTATTATCAGAAAAACAATACAATGATAGTTATTCCTTGTAGATACTTTTAATATAAATTGAAATGAGTATAACGACAAATGTAATAGCAGACATAACAGAAAGTTCAGCCGAATCGGGTGGAGTAATATCTGGAATTTCTGAAGGGTTTTATCCTATAACACATAGGCTACTAATCAACAAATTTCAGTTGATGAAAGAAAGCTCTATGCGAGTTATTGGTTCTTCTCGTGCAACATTTGAATTAAAACCTTTGATGTTGTTTGAAGATTCTAAGCAAACTGAATCAGGAGTAGACAAGAAATTTGTATTAACTGGTTTTGCATACAGTCCAATATCAGGAAACTATGACGATATTCAATTAAGTGAGTATGACAATACAACTGAAATGACTCTAAAAATAACGTAACATGGAAATAACGGTAACATCGGGGTATAGGGATAGAGGAGTTGGTGCTGCTACGGTTGTATTTAATAGTCAATCTATAGCACAGGCAGGAGGTACCTCTTCTTCTACATCAACAACGGCATCAAAGACCCCTGCTTTAGTTATTCCTTTCTTTGATACGGCCAATCCGATAATAACGGATTATCAAACGAATTATGCTGCCTTGTATGGGGATTTCCCTAAAATACGATTGATTACTTATGATGAATTAGAAAGGCGAATATATAGATCAGATCAGGCAATTATCAATGAAACTGCCGAAGGTTTGATAGATACAATCGAATTTGATTTAGGAGGAATAAATGATTCAGGATTAATAATTATATATCCAACAACATGAAAAAGTTATTATTTGGTTTATTGTTTATGTTTGCTTTTCTTATTGGAAAAGGACAGCCTGATATTGCCCCAACGGATACAGCATTTCACAATCTTGCTACATATTCTTTTCGGTGGTACACAAAGGACAGTTCCTTTTGGGCATATATGGGAAAAAAGTATGGCCATGTAAAACTTGTTACTAATGGAAGAATGCGATTTTTGATTGATTCACTTGCAACTGTTGCAGATACTTCTAAGTATTGGAAAGTGATGCAGGAGGTTAATGGTGATACGATAATCAGTTCTATTAATATGAAGGATACGTTAAACCTGTACATATACAAGTTAAAAGCCGACACCATTTCAAGCTCAGGATACCGCACACGAGCTGATACAATTGAAAATAAAGGAACGGCAACTGTTTATGCTAATTCCCTGAAAGCCCCCGCTTCAGGTTCTGCTAATTACATTCAAAATCAGAATGCGAGTGCGCAAACTGCTAATATGTGGATAACTGGGAATGGCCGATTTGGTGGATATGTCCAATCTATTGCAACAGCAAGCCCGTGGATAAAATTAACATCTACTTACACGGCAAGTTCTGAAAATAGAAATTGGGATATTCTTACTAATGCTGATGCTTGGGGAAACTTTGACATACGAATGTCAGCAACCAAAAATACCGATCCTTCTATTTCAGTACTTACAATTAAGAACAATGGATATAGTGGCTGGGGTACAGTCTCGCCAACACATTTCATGACATTAGAAAGAAGTTCAAATAGTGGATCATCCAACACTTTTCCATGTGTAAAGATTAAAAATACATTAACAACAAAAGGAGACGGATTCACAACATTTAATGATGCTGAATTTAAAACATCCGCCGGCAATGATGCTGTAATAGGTGGTATTTGGGCTGAATTTACCGATAAACTAACAGGCTTTCAAGTCGGATCAGCAGACGCAAATCCCACAAATATAGTTGTAAATGATTTACCGAGAATGACGTTTTTAAGTGACGGAAACGCTGGGATAGGGATTCAAAATCCAATAATGAAATTGCAGGTATTAGGTAATGTTGGCGTTGGTGGATATGGCGGAGGTGATTATCAATCCTTATCAATGGGTGCAAGTGGAAACGGTTACGGAACAATCGGTTATAATGTTCAATTTACAAATACTTGGCCGGTTTTGAAGTATTTAGTTTCTGATGTTTCATCTTGGCTTGACTTTGATAATGGCACAATAAATTTTAATACAGCAACTTCGGGGACTGCCAACGATGTAATCACTCCTACAAAAGCGATGTCAATATTAAATAGCGGTAAAGTAGGAATTGGATACACTAACCCAGGAACTTATAAACTTGCGGTTAATGGTAGCGGGTATTATGATACCGATATTACTTCAGGGAGTCTTGCAGGATCAGGCGATAGAATTGCTTATGCCAATTCAACAGGGGTTTTAACTTCATCGGCAGTCACCTTGTCAGGAGGTATCCTTAATTACGGGGCAACAAAAACACTCAATTCGCCTTACGATTTGACGCCACGGGAGTATGTTGATGCTGTAGCTACCGGACTCGCTCCTAAACTTCCCTGCGACCTCGCAACCACTACAGGGCAAAACTTAGATTTATCAGGAGTTGAAACGATAGACGGGACTTCGACTACTTCAGGCACTTCAAGGGTATTGGTCAAGAATCAATCTACAACCTCACAAAATGGGGTATATATTGCACAAAGTGGCGCATGGACACGATCAACGGACTTGGATACTTGGGCAGAATTGTATAAGGCTTATGTTGTTATCAGCGGTGGATCAACAAATATCGGGACTTCGTGGATTTGTACAATCGGAAACAGTGGAACGATTAACAGTGATCCTATTACTTGGCAACAATTCGGGATTGCCAACACGATCACAGCAGGAATAGGATTAACGAGGTCAGGGGATGATATTCACGCAAATGTTGATGATTTAACTACTACTATCTCAAATGATACAATCAGAATCAAATCAATGACATCGGCAACGCTGGCAGGAAAGATCACTGATGAGACCGGAAGCGGGGCTGTTGTATTTGGTACTTCGCCAACATTGACCGATCCCGCACTTGGAACACCATCTGCATTGATAGGGACGAATATCACAGGATTTGCAGCCAACTTCATCGCTGGAGGAGCATATACCTTAAACTCATCGGGTAATTATGTATGGGTAGCGAGTGATCTTCCTAATGCTTATGGGACAGGAATAGCTAATTCATTTGTACAACCGTCAGACGGATGGCCTTCATACGGGAGCCTTTTAAACATGAAAACATATTCCGGTGGCGGTGGATCATTACAACTCTACACTCCATATTCTACAGCTTACGGAGGGAATAGGCTGCAATGGCGGTCGGGTAATTATGCTGTTAGTGGTGGTAATTCTTGGACTACATTTCGGGAGATCGCAAACGTTGAAGATTTGGCAGATTATCTGCCTTTGGATGGATCAAAACCAATGACCGGAACTCTGGAAGGAATAGACGCCACGTTTTCAGGGACGGTACAGGCTGAAACATTAAAAACGAATGCCATTACATTCCCAACGATAGACGGATCAAATGGTCAGGTGATGGCTACAAACGGAAGCGGAACGGTTA